ATGCTGCACGTTGGCCGCCTCACGGGCCGAGATGATATTGTAGCTCATCAGAGCGTTGCCCAATTGGTCAAAGGCCGCATAAGCCTCGTCGGCGCGTGAGATTAGGTCCGTCAGGCCGTTTTGCAGGTTCGTGAAGTCCCCGTTGGCGATGGCGTAAAAGAACTCATTGACGGCCGTCGTGGCCTGCTGCTGCACCGAGGCCCATTGGTCGCCGATGGCCTGCGAAGATTGCATGACCCTGTTGAAGGCCTCCATGCCGCCCATGGCCAGCCCCACGCCGGCCGCTAACTTGCCCACCACACTCGTCACGCCGTTAAACGCCTTAGTGCCGACCTCCTGGAAGGCCGACACCTGACGCTTCGACTGCGCGAGCTTCGAGGTGAAGTCCGCGTTTTCTGCGAGTATCTTGATGAGAATGTTATTGGCCATTGTTTTGCTGTTGGTTCATGAGGCGTTCCATAAAGGGCACCATGGCCCTCAATGCTTCTAACTCTTTGGCCTCCTCTTCGGGACTTTTCCTCTCCTGTTCTTCCTCCCATGGGAACTTCAGGAAGTCCTCCGGGAGGTTGCTACAGAGGCAGGAGGCCACTACGCGCGCCACGAGCCTCGCTTGGTCGTATCCGACACGCTGGCGCAGCTTGTAGCCGCGTATCAGCGCCGCCGCTTCGGGCACGGTCATCTGCGTCTTGAAGTATTGTGGCGAAATGCCACAAGCCCCGACGCAGATTTCATACATTTCTACTGCGGAGAGTTTTTTTTTGTCTCGTCCGCAGTTTGGTCTTCGGGGCGTACCGTGAGGTTGCGCTCGTTGAAGCGGTCTAACTCCTTCTGGAGTGCCCGATCCATCTCCGTGAAGAGCCGCGGGTCTTCGTCGCAGGCGTCCACCAGCTCCGAAAACGTCAGCTCCAGGTCGTTGTTGCCGTTCAGGAGGCAAGCGTAGTGGAGCCGCGCGAGGTCCGTAAGGTTCGTCGAGCCGTCCCACGCCTTGCCCGTGAGGTGCTCAAAAATCATCTGTGCGCCCAGACCAAAACGGTAGGACTGCTCGACGCCTTTAATCTTGACGGTTTCCATCGTTAAGTGCTGCTAACCTGCGTCAGTTTCCCGGCGCCCTTAAACTTCACCGTGGCCGATGCCTTGCCGTCTACGGGGGCATTAACGCTGATAGATTCGATGATTCCCGTGCCTTGGAGGGCCGTGAATCCGTCCACCTTGGTCGTCGAAGCCCAGCCGGACGTCGGCTCTGCCTGTTCGCAGCTCCCCACGGGAGCAAACAGCAAGCCGACCGTGCCACAGCTAATCATGGTGGCCACCAGCTCATCGATGTTCGTACCCTGCGACGTGCCTACGAGGTTTTCCGTCGTCATAGACCAGTCTACGTAGTCCACCTCCGTCTTCGGGCCGACGTCGTCGTCCTTGGTCTGCTCCTCGATGGTCTTGGACGTCAGCTCCAGCGTGGAGTTCTTGGCGCAGGCGACTGCCTTCTTGCCCACAAAGACCATCAGTTGTTTACCTTTGATTGCCATATCAGATTGAAATTACATAATCCAGGCGGTAGATGTATTGGTCTCCCGTCTCCGTGTAGTAACATTCGCTTTCTACCAGACGCGCGTCTGCCTCCAGGTCTGCAATATAGGCCGCCGGCATCGTGTCCACGATACTCTTGGCCAGCTCCGCAGCCTCTGTGTAGCTGCTTCCTGCGCAGTAGAGCGAGAACGAACCGCCGCTGACGCTGACGCCGTCCTTGTCGCTGTCGTAGGTGAAGCGCACGTCCGTGTAGACGATCCACGGCGTAGCCTGTGGCGTCGCCGTACAGAGCGGAAAGGCCTGCATCGGTAGCACCGAGTTCAGCCAGACGCCAATGTCATACGGATGGGAGATTTCAGCCATTTTCTGCCAGTTTGATGATAGAACGTTCCATAGTAGTTTGATATTTGACCAAGGCCTGCTGCTGTTTGGCCTGCAAGGCGTCGGCGAAGAAGTGCGCGCCGGCTATCTTGCCCCTGTTTTTCTTGGCTCCGGTAAAGCGTTGCACGGTTCCCTTCTCCAGGGGCAGTACCAGCCAGTAGCGTGCCTCCACCGAGGCATCCTTGCGCCTCGAGTTGCCTGCTCCAGCTACGCGCTTATAGCCTACGCCCGCACCGCTACCGTCCCGGAATATCATCGTTCGGATACCTCCGACCAATTCCGAGCCGGGGAACCGCCGCTTGAAGTTCCGCACCGCGGCGCTCTTGATGAGCGTCGCGGCAGGGCGAAACGATTTGCGCGAGAGGTTAGAAATCTTCTTCGGGCTAAGACGCTCAAATAGGGCGTCCACGGCCTTCGTGTCGATGTCGATGCGGATAGCTTCCATAGCTGTCTGTGTCTGTGGTCTTATTCGTTGATGAGTTCGGCCGCGATGGTCGTGCTTTGGTCTCGAAGGTCATGCGTGATGGCGGTAATTTCAAACACTTGCCCACGATGTTTCACCCTCATAGTCTCCTGCACGGAGCGGTCGTAGCGGATTTTGATAGCGCGCGTTTGAGGATACCACACCTCCCCGTTCATGAGGGCTTTGCGGCCATTCTGCGCCGTGATTTGCGCCCGACACGTCTTGTAGTCCACAAACGTGTCCACGCTCTCACCGTGCGCGCCACGCTCCTCCACGCGGCGCATGATGACGATGCACTCTGTCAAACATCCTGCTTGCATAGCTCAAAACTTGATGTAGGCCGTCAGCAGCCAGCCAATAGCGGTCGGCAGCACCTGCGGCGAACCGAAGGTAACTGCCTCCCTGTTGGCGTATAGCGTACCGGCGAAGAGCTTCACCGCATGGGCCACGTCAGCGTTCAGCACCCCGTCCTGCGCCACCTCCTCCAGGGGGCGTTGCAGGTGGTTCTCTACGGCCATTTCGGCCGCGGTGCCTATCTCCTCCAGATACCGGTCATCTTCGTGATGCTCGATATTCAGATGCTTGCGCAGGTCCGTAACGGTCAAATATCTCATACTACGGTTCTTTGGTTATTGGTTAAGCGATGGTCGCAGTGCCCAGGCCGAAGGCTTCAGGGCGTAGGGCCTGATATGCGAAGTAGGTGTTGAGCACCACCTTCGTAACGTCGCTTGCAGCCCCCGTGAGGTTGTCCACCGTGAGGCGAGTGTTGCCGAACTGACCGATCAAGAAGTCCGAGAAGCGGCCGAAGCCTACATATTTCGGGCCTTTGGTAGCGTAGGTCGTGTTGGCGGCCTCGATATACTCCGTCTCGAAGACGGGGATACCATCAATCTTGTCATCTTCGATGATGAACTTACCGCTACCGGCGTCCTTGGCCGTGGCGCGCAGTGCTGCGGCCATTTCGGAGCTCATGACGTAGGCAAACGTGCCGTCGGCGATGATGCCCTTGGCGCGCACCTTGCCGCGCAGCGCCTGGAGTTCGGCGTAGGTCGGCACAGCGCCGGCAAACGTCACCTTAGTGCCCGGATTGACAAAGCAGCCCTCCGTGGCCAAGGTGTTGATCTTCGTCGTGGAGAACATAGCCTTGTTCAGGATGCGCTGCACGCTTGCCGTAATTTGCGGCAGCACGACCTCGTCCAGAATCACGTCGTCGCTCTGATCGATGGCGGCGTTGGAGATGGGGACGGAGATCGCCACGCGCTTCGGCTGAGGCACGAGCTTGTCCAGCGAGATTTTCGTGTCGTCGATGGCTACGGCCTCTTCGGCAAAGGATGCCTCCACGGCGGCCACCGTCGGCCACTTCTGTTCGCCCTTGAGACCGGTCTTGAGCTTCAGGCCAAGGAGGCCCAAAATCAAGCCCTGCTCCAGCGGCTCGATGATTTCGTTGATGGTCACGGGCGTGACGGGGGCTACGCCGGTCGTCGTAATCGTCGTGTCGGCGGCACGGAAGGCCACGTCTACCATGGCCTCCTTCTTCGTCACCAGGCTGCGGATAGCTTCGGCTAAGGCGTGGCGGCGGGACGTGAGGGCATAAGCCTGCTGTCCCTTGCTGCGCATGTCGTCGAGTTCCAGCGAGGCCTCGATGGTTGCCACCTGTCGCTTCATGTCGGCGAAGGCGGCCTGCTCCTCCTCCGTCAGGCTGCGATTCTCGCTCTTGGCCTTGTCGAGAAGGCTGCGCATATTCTCTAAGAGAGTATGACGCTGCTTCGTTAATTCTGCTCTTGTCATTGCTGTTGGTTATTGATTGGAGTGTGAAAATTTTACTTCATAAGGGCCATTTCGCCCTCTTCGGGGAGCATCCCGAAGCGCTGCTCCTGCTGTGGCTGCTCTTCTAAGACCTGTCGCTGCGCCTCCCACGAACGGGCCTCCACGCTCGTCTGCGTGTAGGCCGGCGTGACTACGGCCGAGACGTCGTAGAGTTCGTCGATTTTCTTGATGGTGCGCAGCCGCGTGCCGTCGGCCTTGCGCGTATATTCCACCGAGCCGGGAGAGTAGCAGGCAAAGCAGAACGATGACCCCCTGACGTTGCCCAGGCGGATATGCTCGAAGAGGTCGCGGGCGTAGCTGACGTTCGGCACCTCCGCCTCATAGCGGAGGCCCTTGTTGTCTAAAGTGAGTGATAACGTCCCCTTTCCATTGGTGCTACGGGCGATGAGCTGATCTTGCTTATGGTTGAACGTCAGCACGACGTCACTCTGTGCCAATAGCTCCGGAGTGACCGCCGAGCGGTCGATGATTTCTATAAAGTTTCCCTCCCAGGAAGGTAGCACTTGGCTCTCCACGCCGAAGCGAATGGCATAGCCCGAGATGACGTGTGCCGTCTCCCCGTTCTCCAAGGCGCGCTCCTCCATTTGAGGCGCTTCGGGCACCGTGCGAATTTCTCTGTTACTGTTGTTCGGCATTGTTATTCTCTGTTGGTTGATTGTTCGCGGTTCTGTCTGTCAGCGGCACTACGTTGGCGCTGATGAGCGGCGTGTCGCCGCCCTCGACGGGCGGCAGCCCCTCCTTCCGGCGTAGGTCATTGACCGTAAAGATGCCGGCGCCTAACATGCTGCTGTAATACGTAGCCTTTGTTGCGAGGTCCGTCGTGTACATGGGTTCGCGACTGATGTGGACGCGATGCTTGCCCCATAGGTATTCGGGCACGAGTTTCGTCGTCAGTTCCTCCTCCATTTGGCAAAGCATCGGTTCCAGGGTCTGCACCAGGAACATGAGCTGCGGGAACTCGCCGCTCTTGTAGGTGTTGTTCGTCGATTCATAGACCAGCGACGGGTCTACGCGGAAGAAACGGCAGACGTCGCGTGTGCTTAGTATCTTGCTCTGGAGGATTTCGGCGTCCTTCGGGCTCATGGTCATCTGTTGCCACTTCATAGCGCCCGGAAGCACGTGGATGAGCCTGTCTTGCCCTATCTCGTCCTCTATGCGTGAGCGCACCTCGTCCAGCTGCTTCGTCTGGATCTGACCGTAGCCGGGCAGGCCGTTCTCGCCGCTTATGAAGCCCCCGTAGCGGCCTCCGTTCTTAATCAGGTCGCCGGTCTCCTCGTCCGCTGCGCTTATCAGCCCCAAGGCCATGCCGGCTTGTCGTACCGTCGAGAGGCCCGAGCGGCCACCGTCCAGCCCGATATTCTTCAGGTGGACGATTTCCGACGCCTGGAAGCGCCCGTAGACGCCCGTGTAAGGGTCGCTCACGGTGTACGTGTTCGTAAGCGTCTCATGGGCCACCGTGTGCGGGTGCAATAGCTCCAACGACACAACGTCACCCATGCCGTCACGGCGCGGATATATATACGCGTTCCCCGTGAGCAGCATGGAGACGATGGCCGAGCGTATCAGCTCAAAGTGCGTCAGAGATGCGCACGGTTTGAGGCTTAACGCCCGATGAACGGAAGCGACGGGAAGAATTTCAAAACACTGACTTATCTCATTGAAACGTTGATATTCGATGGGGAGGCGGGCAATAGTTTCCGAGACCAGCTTCACACAGCTATACGCCACGCTAATCTTGAGCGCGCCCTCCTCCGAAGAGGCCCGGCCGATGCTGCTCAAAATGCTCTTGCGTAAGGACCCAACCGCAGCGCCGGTTGCCGTCACGGAACCGGTGCTGCGTCTCGTTGAGTTCTGCCTTGAAATGATGTTCAGGAATTTACTTACCCACATATGCAATAAAAACTTTACTAAACCAAATGGAATTTCTGATCAAATCTAAACACACAATCTGTAAAGTACGAAAAAACAAACACGATTTCACAATTAGGCAAAAAGGGCAAAAATAGGGCACACTTTTCGCCCCTACTGCTCCTGATTTGTGCCGATTACGGCTAAATCGCCGAATAATTTAACGCACATTAACACGGCGATTAGTCCGTCTATCTTCTTGGAGCTTCCGTTGCAGACCTTGACGGGCTTGCAGTTGCCGTTGCTGTCCTTGTCCAAGATGGCGTTGCCGAAGCACCACGGAATAATCGGGTTCCAGTCGTAGACGATGGCCCGTTTGTCCACCAGTATCTCCATCTCGCCGACGGGCGCCGTGAAGTTGCTGCGCGTCTGACCCACCGAGCGCAGCACACCCTCCGCCCCGGCAGCCTTCAGCCGGTTTATGAGGTCCGTCGAGCGATATGGGTCATAACCGATGGCCACCTGCATGATGCGGTCGTTGTTGCTGATGATGTCGTCGGCGATGACGCCGTAGTCGATGGTCTTGCCCGGCGTCAGTTTGAGCCAGCCCCCTTTGACCCACGTCGCGTAGAGCGCCGCGTTGGGGTGTCGGCCCATCTGCTCCTCCGGGAAATAGCAGTCCAAGTGGCAATAGAAGCGCCCCGTGTCCTCCCGATACCACATATACGCCACTGCGCTTAGGTCGTCGCTCACGGAGAGGTCCACGGCCACCGTACACGGCCACAGCTCCCCGTGTAGCTCCTTCATGCCTAAGGGCTGCATCAGCGGATAGATGTCCGTCGCCGGTATCCACGTCTGCGTGTCGCCCTGCACAAAGACGTTGAGCAGCTTCGTGCGGAACGCCTTGGCGTCCTCGTAGCTGCGTTGGCTCTTCCTGTACCACTGCTCGTAGAAGTCCAGCCCCACCGTGTAGCCGATGTGTGGGTTCACCTTGCGCCACGTCCGTGGGCTTCCCTCGTCGTCGCCCGGGTCGGGACAATAGATGGAGGCAAAAACGCCGTCTTCAGGCTCTACGTCCTCCGTCGGGTCTATCTCCCGACGCAGCAGCTGCATATAGTAGCCTAATTCGTCCGCAAACGGGCCTTCCGGCTTGTCGCTTGCCGTCGTGATTTCCACCGTCAGGGGGTTCAACCGCGTACCCATGGAGGTCGTCACGACGTTCTTCAGATCGAAGCTGTCGGCCTGACTGATCTCGTCCGTGATGGAGATGCTTGCCTTCAGGCCGTCCAGTCGCCCCGGCGAATTGGCCAGACACTGTATGACGCTGTCCTGACCCTTACACTTCACCTCGACCGTAGACGTTGAAATCTTAAAACGCCCCTGTCCGTTGTCCAAGAGTTTGGCCAGCTTGGAGATGACCTTGAAGCCGATGCGCGCTTGTGCGTAACTGTTGGCCGTGAAGTAGGCTTCGGCGTCCTTGTCGCCCATCAGTGCGTCGTAGAAGGCCAGCGCAGCGCACACCGTCGTCTTGCCGTACTTACGAGGCACGAACAGCAGCACGTCGCGCGTCACCCTCTTCGGCGTGTCCGGATAGTAGAACCCCATGATGTTCGTAAACTGAAACACTTGGCAGGGGCTCATCTTGTACTTCGTCCGCCCCTCCGAACCCGGCAGCGGCAGGTTCTCGAAGAAGGAGACGAACTCCTTCACCTTCTTCGTCCGCAGCTCGTAGCGGTCCAGATAGCGCAGGAAGCGCAGGACGGCCAACTGCTCGTAGAGGTTGTGGTCGTCGCGGTGGGTCATCACCTCGCGCACGTACGCCTCCAGACGCCCGTGCGTCGTCGAGCCCGGTATGTCGATGGCGGCGTCCACCTCCGCAATCTTGGCCCGATACGTCGCCTCCGTGCGCAGGCTGTAGAGCCTGTCGGAGACTTGGTCCTTCAGGGCGTCATATTTTGCCCTCTCAAGCGGTTTTATCATTTAGTTGGTAGTTTATTCGTCTTCTTGCTTTGCGTGGCTCATGAGGTCCTCAAATGGGTCGAGCGCGGCTATTTCCGCCTCCTCTTGCCCTCCGTCGTCCTCTTCTTCGCCGTTTTGTGCCGGTACGCGCGCCGCAGATTGGGCCATAAGCCCCAGACGCGTCAGCATCCCGGCCAGCGAGCGCGCCGCCTCCTGCATTCTCATGTACGCCGGGTGCGTCT